GGCCCCGTATCAGAACGGGAACGAACCGCCATTGACATGTATCTACAAACAACAAGAGGGAAAAATGAAGAAACCACCACCAGCTGAACACGGCAGAGCAATGTATCGCCGTATCGGATGCAGATGCGACATCTGTAAGGCCGCTAATGCAGCCAAGAAAAAGCAATACACGAAACTGAAACCACCTAAAGTTATTCTTGATGGTGAACCATTGATTGAAATTATTGTTAAGGCCGGAAAACTTCGAGACTTTGACCATCGACAGATTGACCGCTGGCGAGACAACGGAGTGAACGTTTACACTGCCGACTTTTGGTGTACCAAACTTGGCTACCACCCAACTGAAGTGTTTGGGTCTGACTTTTACCGTGGATGTTTCGATGAGGAGTACGCAGCATGAGCGAGTACATACACCAGGATGATGCGTACGCATGGCTTCGAGATAAAGAGATTGTGTTTGCAGAGCAAGACTTCGCCAAGGTCCAAGCAGAACGTGACGCACTCAAACTTAAAGTGCATGAACTTTATACCGAAGTTGAACGCCTATCAAGGGAGCTGGCAAGATGACAGATTTCTTTACGCTCGTTATCATGGTCACAGCAGTTTTTGTCTGCGGCATATTTTTTGGGGACCGTTACCGTGACTGGTGAAATGGAGATAAAAGGGTACAACCCTAAGTTCGATTTCAAAACTGACCTTGCATACGGCCATGAAGGAGAGCAGAATCTTATTGATTTCTTTCATGCGTTAAACGCAGGCACAGTAGAAGTAAAAGCAGACAGGTACCGCAATGGCAGAATGGCTGTCGAGACACAGCAGAAGCCCGCACAAGGCGAATGGAAGGACTCTGGAATCAACGTGACCACCGCACAATGGTGGGCATATCGGTTTGCTCCGGACTCATACGTACTCGTATCTGTTCAACGCTTGAAGAACTATCTTCGCCACAACTATGACCGCCTCGAAAAAAGAGACTTCGCCCCACAATCAGACAACCCCGCAAGAGGATTCCTCTTGTTTCCCCATCACGTACAAGATTTACAAACGTCAGAACTTTACGACTGACTGATAGACTTCGTTTGCGTAGAGAAACGGGAACGCAGCCAACCAACAAGGAGGCACCATGCGAAAAATCATATCCATCATTGCGATAGTGGCGACACTTGCAATACCAACAACAACCCACGCCAAAAGCTACGGAGATGAACTTGTCATGTCCTGGCGATGGTACAAGAGGTTAGCCCAATGCGAGACAGATTCACGTTGGCATACCAGCACCCGTAATTACACATCCGGCTACGGAATTGCGATTGGCACCTGGCGGCGGTATAGCAACAGCTCCAATGCAGACCGCTACACCCCGTTAGAACAAGCACAGATTGTAGACCGCATCGCCTGGCTCGGATTTACTAGAGACACTGGTGAGTACGTTTGGCCCGTAGGTCCGTACGGCTGGGCTGTAATCAAGTCCCAAAACTGTATGAACCTGCAACAATTCATCTGTCGCTCAAAACACCCTAAAGTACAAAGATGGAAAAGATACTGCTAATGGAAACACAAACTCAACGCACAGTCGTATGGTTCTCGGCTGGTGCTGCATCCGCAGTAGCAGCAAAACTAATCATCGCCGAAAACCCAACCAACCTAATCCTTGCCTACACCGACCCAGGTGCAGAACATGAAGACAACAAACGATTCCTTGACGAATGTGAACAATGGTTCGGCTACCCCGTTACACGGTTGAAGTCTGAGAAGTACACAGACACATGGGATGTATGGGAAAAAACAAAGTTCCTAGTATCACCACAAGGAGCGCGATGCACCACAGAACTAAAGAAAAAGATACGTCGCCAGTTCCAGCAACTAGAAGACATACAAGTCTTTGGCTACACCAGCGAAGAACAACATCGAGCAGACCGATTCCGTGAACAAAACCCCGAAGTAAACCTACGAACCCCACTCATTGAACACGGCCTATCCAAACAAGACTGCCTAGCCATGATTCACAGGTCAGGCATTGAACTTCCGGCCATGTACAAACTGGGCTACCAAAACAACAACTGCATTGGCTGCCCCAAAGGTGGCATGGGTTACTGGAATAAAATTCGTAAAGACTTTCCCGAAGTATTCAACCGCATGGCCAAACTAGAAAGAACGCTAGGCAATACCGTTCTACGGGCAGGTGGAAAACCTTTATTCCTTGACGAACTAGACCCCAACAGAGGGAACCATGCCACCGAAGCAAGCTTTGAATGTTCTTTGCTCTGTTCGATAGCGGAAGATATCATTGAAGATACTATTGACACCGCTTGAATCTGTCTATACTATGAATCCAATGAAGGGCATCTCACTGAAACAACACTGGCACTGCCCACGATGCAAAGTAGCTGTGACCACCTACATAACCCTCTCAACCCCGCCACAACACCGTTGTCTAAAGGCTGCGAACCAACCCAAACCACTACAACCCTCGGAAGGGGAACACAATGGCCAGTAACACAATCACCATCCACGGAAAACTCGGTAAAGAACCCGACCTACGATACACCGGCAGCCAAATGGCTGTTGTTGAGTTCTCCGTAGCCACAACATCCGGCAAAGACGACAAGAAAAAAACCACCTGGTTCGAAGTCAAAATCTTTGGTCAGCTCGCAGAGAATGTTGCGAACACGCTCACAAAAGGCGACAACGTAGTCATCACAGGCCGTATGGAAACAGATGAGTACACCAAAAAAGATGGCACACAAGGCAAGTTCACCTCACTCATCGCAGATGAAGTAGGTGCATCATGCCGTTGGAACGCATGGGTTAAAGACCAAACGAATCAGACAATGGCACGTGTCGGCACAGTAGGCAAGGCCATGCCAGCATCAACATTCACAGATGAAGAACCGTTCTAACCTAACGTTCGACGAGTGGGTAGCCTTCGGAATACAACAAAACTGGTGCGGCCCACCAGTCTGTGAGATTCACGACGGCACCCCAATGTCGGCCGCCGAAGAAGAAGACATGTACGAGAACGGCGACGACGTATGTATCCATATCATTCGCCTGTATCCAGCTCCGGAGCATCGCCTAATGGTCGAAGATAATCATTCACCATCGCAATGGCGTAATGACTACGGAGTCTGAACTCTGGCCATTCACACGTGCCGACCCGTTTTGTACGCACTGCGGCACGGGCGAACGTGCCATCAGGGAATACCCGCAAGACATTCACGACACTTGCCCCTGTGTATGCCACCAAAACAAAACCACTGCCGCCAAGCGCGGTATGAAACCAACGAAACCAAAGGCTAAACGTGGCAGGAAATAACAACAGCTGGCACGAGCAAGCGGCCTGTCTCGGTAAACCAACAGATTATTTCTTTCCGCCTAACGAAGCGACAGATAAAAAGACTGACCACTACCTGTATGGTCGGGCTATCTGCCGGCACTGCCCCGTCAAGGCCGAGTGTCTCGAATACGCAATGCAATGCGAGCAAGACGAACGGTGGCGGTATGGCCTGTGGGGTGGACTAACGCCGCATGAACGCTGGTTGTATGACCCGAATTGGAAACTAGGCGTGAAACATAAGTAACCCCTATCTCAACCGCCGGAAGGGGTCAGCGGGAGACAGGGGTTACAGATATGAGATTATCAGACGGGAATAATCAGTGGCCTGGAACGTGGGTAGTAGTCATGCACCATGAATTGCTGCTGATATATCAGGGCGACACGTTCACTAGGGAACACGGCCGCAAAGGTGCAGTCCTTATGCCAGTGGTCACGGTCAGTACCGCGCCAGTAACGCACGGCGATTCCGGTCAGCTCCGATACGTCAGCAATAACCCATTGTTCAACGTGAGGGGGTGGTATGTACGGCTCAACGGAACGTTCGATACGTCGGTGCCGCCACCATTTCCAGACATCGTTGTAGATATCTTCTGCTACTAGCCACGTGAGTGAGTTACGCAAGTGGTGGCCAGGTGGCCACCAAATGCGCAACGTGTGATTCTGCTATCTCACCATCGAGCAGCACCGCGGGGATAATCTCACATAGTTCTGCCAGGTCACTGGCCACGCCAATTAGGAAACGTTCACAGAACGCTATCGGGTCGCTCGTATCGGTACCGTGGGTGGTGCTGAACATGAACGTGCCGATAGTGTCACCATCACGAAACATTGTCAGCTCGTAGAGTTTCTTGATTACGTGGGTCATACTGTGGCTCCGGAGAGTAGATTCTTCAGGCCAGTGGGGTAACGCTTGACCGTGCCATCAGGCTCAATACGGAACGACCCGCAAGGATAGGCAAGTAGTTGCTCCCCGTCACGTTCTAGGCGGCACACTGTCCCTGTCATGGCCCCGTCACGTTGCTCACGGCCTAGTTCAAGCATGTATTCCGTTCCGCCAGTAGCGTACACGTTGCCCATTCCCGTTGTTGTTTTGCATATGTCGAGCCATGACCGGTACGTCATGTCTGCATCTTGTCTGCATGAGTAACCCATTAGTAATCGTTCCCGTTCTCATCTTGGAATACAAGTTGGCCACTATTGCCCACGAAGTCGTCTTCTGACAGATTCTTAATACGTTCTAGAACGTCATCAAATGTCACTACCGCGTCGGCAGAGTGCATATCTTCCAATAAGTCTGCCGCTATTTGTTCAACGTCGTATGAGAATATCTGCATCACGTTAATACGTGTCACAATGTCCCCGTCATCGTTAGTTATTGTTGTCATTAGTTCACCCTTTCAATGGTGGTTAGTCACGCCCGTAGGCGCGGTACGCGGGTCACTAATCGAACGTGACAAGGCCACCACTGGCCCCGCGTGGCGCGATTAGCTCGCGCGGCGTGGCATCAGAACACCATGAAATTGTATTCCGGTGGCGACACTTTGCGCGGTAACGTGCATAGGTTTCTTGGGGTGAATGTTCTCTATCTTGACAAGTTGCCCGTGGTCAAGATACTTAGCACCTACCTTGCTTTTCCCACTAATATGACCCGCGGCCGTCACCATTTCCGCAAGATACACAGTGTCATAGCTCGCGCCCGATTCCGTCTCGCCGCCGATGTCAAGTATTGACGCGCAAGCGGGAAAGTCTACGTTCATAACGGGGACATTCGATGACACGCCCGTGCCAGTAACAATTACTTTCCCGTCATGCTCGAATAACAATTCGACAGTGTTGATACCTTTCCCCGTGGCCTTAGCGGCGATAAGTAACGCCCCTACTAGCTCGACCCCGCCTACTTGAAACGTAGGGATAGGGTCAATGTCTGTCTGTGGGACAGTGATTCTATGGAGGCGGTATCCATCAGTAGCAGTGAACGTGGCATACTCGCCCGTAGTAGTTACTTGAATGGAATGTAAGTTAGGTTTCCCTGTATCGGTAGATATCGCGGGTGCGATACCTTTGGCAAGTGCTACCGCTTGCGCGGTAGTAAGTGTAATTTTCATAGTGTTTCCTTTTCTCTATGGTTGTTATCTGCCTACCATTGTGGCGGGCATTGTGGGTAGGCACGGGTCGAACGTGCGCCGCGGCCATACCGCCTACCCTCTGGGGTTAATCCGTTAGTTGCTCGCCATACGTCACGCCCTGCCAAAAGTAATCATCTTGTAATCGGTCGAGCCGTGTCGGGGCGGTAAGCACTACGCCAGTGACCGCGCACAACGCGCCATAGGTGAACGCGGTAGCAAGGTCATTAGCAAGGCCATTAGCGGCGAGCTCGCGCCCGTGCCACATTATGTGACCCGTGTATCTTGATTTGCGCAATGTCTTATCCATTGATTTAGATATAACTAGGTCAATCATCGTTGTTTTCCTTTTCAATTTCATAGATTGCCTGGCAACGTGAGAACCCCGCCAGGCATACGGCGGCACCTGGCAAGCACCACACCATCGACACGGGCAAGCCGTACAAGGCCACTGATGGCATGAACCACCCCAACATCGCAAGGGTGAACCCGCCACCGATAGCGGCAAGCGGCCACCGGTACAGGCGTGACCACTGTTGTGGGGTCATCACGTGCGGCGATGACTTGACCGCGGGGTGATTCGGTGAGTATCGGCGCGTCATTGTGTCACCGCCACGTTCACGTATGTTTCAACCCATTCGCCGCCATCAGGCAACGCCGCGCGGGTAGTTCTGTATCGGGTCGCGGTAGCCGCGTCACCCCACTGTCCGCAATTCGGGCGCGTATCTTGCCACCATTCACCCGCGGGTGCTATCCCGCCCTTACGTGCCTGTATACGTGGCGTTCCGATTCTGTGAATGACGTATAAAACCCCGTTATTCATTAGTCGCCTACCTTTACCGCGTCGATACATACCGCCACCGCGCCATCCGTAATGGTGCTAGTAACCCACTGGCCGCCCCAATTGGCACGGGCGACGTATTCCGCGACCGCGACAACATAATTGCCGCCCGTGTTGAGACTATAATCCCAATTGACAAGGATACGATTCGGGTCTAGCCCGTGTACATTCGATTCATAACGCGCTACAGATATGCGGCCGCTATTGCCTAGATATTTACAACGTATGGTCGCCCGATACGATTCCGCGACTGTTAGCGCGGGGGTGGATATTGTCGTCATAGTATTTTCCTTTTCTCTATGTTCTGCCCGTTGTGGGCATAGTGGGCGGACACGTGGCGAACGTGTCAAGGGTCGAACCCCGCCCGATACGGCACCTATTCGGCCTTATGTAATTGCATCACTGTTGCCGCGTACCTATCCCCGCCTAATGTACCCCCGCAATAATCACACGGATTCCGCGAGAAACTAGCTTCGCTATCGGTGTTACATGGTTCATCACCCCATGCCGTTATTGCTTGCGCGTACCGTTCCGCGTGTCCCGTGTCCGCGTACAAGTCGGCCGAACCATTAGCGGACATATAGAGACAATCACAACATATTTCTAATTCTTGACGTGTCCGCCACGTGTACGGGGTCGATACTGTCCCCATTAGTTACTGGCCTTAGTACGTGCCACAATAGTGGCCAATTCACGCGCAAACTTTTCCGCGGCCGCGTCGTACAGGTCGAACGATTCGACAGATTCAACGGGGCAAAAGGCCGACCAATTTCGGCCGCCTATTTTACGCCTCACCACTGTATTACCCTCAACGCGATACCACCCCGCCATGTCTGTGGCGAATGAATAATTCGGCCGCATATAGGTGAGATATCCCCGTTGCTCGAACTCTGTTAGTCCGTGTTCCATATTTCTACCCTTTCTAAGTAGTCGGATTATTTCCGATATAGAAAGCATACGGCATACGTGCCACCATTCAAGCATTGAACCACCACCACCACCCCCGCAAACCCTTACCCCACAAGGGTCACAAAATATCTTGAAAATAATTTCCCAACAGTCACCGACTAACCCCCAAATATCACCAACAGACAACGACTGTTCCCAAGTAACCACCGACCACCAACCAACAGTCACCGACTCTCCATATCGAGAATCATTCCCACTAGGTAGCGGAGACCGCTAGTTACTGTTTGCACTGTGCTTGCAATAGTTAGCACGTGAGCAAGGCCGAGAAGGCCGCGCTAGTAGTCACCGACTGTCCGCTACTGAGAATCGTTCTCATTGTTCCACGTGAAACATCTGCCACCCTCCCCGCCCCCACACGTACACCCACGTGAGCGAGGCACCATACGTAGCCTACCTACTGGTAGGTAGTTGCACCATGCAAGTAACGCAACGGGGGGTCTGCCGAGGCTACGGGGGGGCGTATATATGTATTATCTCTTTCACCGGTTTTCACTCTTTTGGTGTGTGTCACTTTGGGTGGTTGTTTGGTGTCTGTGTGTGGTCGACGTACTGTATTTGTGGAACGCTTGGCTGGGCCGCTTTCTGGAGACTGTAAATTTCTATGGCGAAGGAACGGGGTGTGACCAGTCCACCGATTCACTCCCTCTTCACTGCCAACAACCGATGGCGTAGCCGAGGGCGTTAGCTGCGAACGTTAGTGAGCAGAAAGCACAGGAGTGTCTTTAGCTTCCCCCACGGTTTAGATACCAAACTGATACCACGGTCGCCGTAGCCAAAATCTTTTAGCCGACACCGGAATTTTAACAATATGACGTTTGTTACGCTGCTCGAAACACTGACACAATAGGGGAACAACCATCTGTTTCAGATGTTCTTGATTGCAGGTTTCGTCTACCCCAGTTCCCTGGTGTGAAATGCCCCGCAACATGCAACAGTTGTACGGCCATGCCTGCCTTGCCGCTATCCCAGCGGGGAGGACTTGTGAAGTTGACAACAGCATAGCATGTGGTGTTAGTGTTTCCGCATGAAACAAAAACCTGTTTGGGATAAACCAAATCCTAAAAAGAAATCAACTCCTTTAACGTCTTCTCAAAAGGCATCAGCAAAGGCGCAAGCTGCGAAAGCTGGTAGGCCATACCCAAATCTTGTTGATAACATGGCAGCATCTAAAGCAAAGAAGAAGTAATGGCTAAGAATCCAACCCCCGCACAAATTAAAGCATTAAAAGATTCCAAAGGGGTTAAATCAACAGCTGCTATTACTAAGCCAGGTCAAAAAGCTGTTGGTCTAGCCAAATCTTCTGTGCCGGACCGTTTTGCTTCTACCGCTAAAACCCCTGTTAAAAAAGCAACATCTGGTCTTGCTGGTTCAGGTACACCACTTGGCGCATCTATGGGCATCAACCCCGTCAACAAAAAACAAATTACTAACGCTGCTTTAGCTGCCACTTTTCTTCCTGGTTCTGGACAGGTAACACGGTATGTTGCTGGCAAATTAGGTGGGATTGTAGCTAAAGACACATTTGCTGTTGCAAGTAAAGGTCTTGAAGCATCTGGTGCTGGTGGAAAAATTAAAGACGTTATGACTCCTTTTGGTAAAACAATTGCTTCTACACGTATTGGTTCTCCAGCTCAACAAGCAGCTTCAATGGGTGGCCTTATTAAACGAGCAGAAAACATTGCAACTGGTTCAGGTCAAGCCATTGCTAATAGAGTTGTTCGAGGTATGAACACGGCAGGAAACATTGTTAAAACTGGAACCATTGCTGCTGTTGCTACACCTCCTATTGCTAAAAAAATTTCAACCCCAGTCAAAAAAGCAATTTTAGGCAAACCCCCTGTAAAGAAGAAGTAATGCCGGAAGATTCTCGACTGAAACGAGCAGGCGTCACTGGGTACAACAAACCAAAAGCCACCCCTAGCCACCCCACCAAATCACACGTTGTTGTAGCCAAAGTAGGCGACCAAGTGAAAACGATTCGGTTTGGTCAGCAAGGAGTGTCAGGTTCCCCTGACGGTTCTAAACGGAATGAAGCGTTCAAAGCACGTCATGCTTCTAACATTGCTAAAGGTAAAATGTCTGCCGCATATTGGGCAAACAAAGTCAAGTGGTAGTGTAAAACCCGTATGGGTACAAAACGAGTTGTCTCTCCAGCAGACAAAGCTAAATTCTTTGCAGCCATTTCGTCTGGTAAAACCATTGGGGATGCTTCCCGTGTTGCTGGCATCCACATCAACACAGGTTCCAAATGGCTATCCAAAGCCAAAGCCCTACAAGCATCCCATGACCTTGAAACCCTTAAAGGAAACAAGTCAACCGCCCGTGGCGGGGGCGTACAAAACGACTCCTACAATGCTTTCATGGAAGCCATTGACTTACCATCAGCTATCCCGCATGACCATCTCTGTGAAGAAGCCCTACGAGGGTTAGAAGACTTTGGCTTTTTCCGTGAGTATTACCTTGGCCGTGTACCTTCACCTTGGCAGGTGGATGCGGCCCTAAAAATTGTTGAATGGCTCGAATCAGAAGAAAAAGAATTCGTAGTAATCAACGTACCCCCTGGTGCTGGTAAGTCCACCCTGTTCCATGATGTTGCTGTGTGGGCTATCTGTCGTAAACGAGACATCCGAATAATGATTGGTTCCGTATCTCAGAACATGGCGAAGTTGTACTCCCGCCGTATCCGTGAAACCCTTGAACGACCTATGCCTATGCTTCCCGACCCGATGCTTGTCAAGAAAGGACTGGCACAGGATGCTTTGGGTTGCCTCAGTATTGACTACGGCAGATTCAGACCTACAGATAAAGGAGCGTTATGGAGGGCAGACGAGTTTGTTGTGGAACAAATCGGTGGCAACGGGTTGGACAACAAAGAACCAACCGTACGCGCCTACGGTATCGAAGCAGAATTCATTGGACACCGCGCCGACCTATGCCTTTTTGACGACGTAGCCTCACCCGACAACACCCGTGAGTCAGCTTCACGAGACAAACTGTTGGAACGATGGGATGGTGTGGCTGAAGCCCGTGTAGACCCAGGTGGTTTGCTCTGTGTTATCGGCCAACGTCTAGGCTCCGGCGATTTGTACGCCCATTGCTTAGCCAAAGTTTCGTATGATGACCTTGATGAAAATTACGACGGGTCAGATATTGAAACACCTGAACAGGTTGACGCTATGGAACCCCTCAAATCCTCTAAGTA